CTTGTTGATTGTGAACTTAGGGTTCATGTTTGCGTCTTCAGTGTTCATGCCATACCTTGAACCAATGCTATAATTAAAGTACCATTGACCATCACAGCAGTATCCCATCTGATTATTGTATATTCCCCCACCAGTGTACAACATGTTTTCACCCCTAAGGATGTCAAGCTTTGATGTGCCCGTTACAACCTCTCCATTAGAGTCAAACACAATGTCTAGGTTATTGTCCTGCAAGTAAGCCGTAGCTGACATAACGGTTCTGTTCTCAACCAGTGGAACAAGAACACCATTATTTAACATTGACATTCTAACATAGCTAACATAGTCTGGAGGCATGATCATCTTTAGCTCAGTCCCAAGCTGTAGTTCTAAAACCTTTATGTTTCTTAGTGCGTCATAGTTAAGCTCCTGTATCGCTCTCTTTGCATGAAAAATAATTGTATATCGATCAACATTGTTGACTAGCTTATCGTTCCCAACATACATTAGTATGAAGTTATTTACTATGTCAGATAGAGTAACGTACTGATATGAGCCCCAATTTTCATCTTCAGGGATAGTTCCGTTATTTTTGTAGTACTGGTAATTAGTTATATATGACATCTACTATTGTTTTTGTTGTGAGTCTTGTATCTCTTCTGACTTAGCCGCCTGTACAACTTCCATCTCTCTAATTGAAACTCCAGCGTACTGTAATATCTTAATTACTAAACTTGAAAAATCACTCAATGGTAGCTCAAAGTCTTGATAAAATGCGTTACTAGGATTAAAGACTGGTTGACCAGCCGTGATTGAGTTGTAAGTCCACACTGGATCTTTTGGATATCTTAGGTACTGAGTTGTAACATTTGTTGAAATTGTTGTAGGATATACAATTAGAAGAGAACCGCCACTACTAGTACTAGTCATTGTGTATACTGGATTGTATACATCTGGAGCCGTTAAGTTTGAATTTAATAGTGCGGATATCTTTCTTTGGCTTACTTTTTCTACCTCAATGTTATTATACATTACCTTCTCTAAATAATAAAAATCAAAAGGTAAAAGAAAATATGGGTTAGAATAAAATAATGCCGCAGGAACAGAAAATGAGTCAAGAACCTCACCTATATTTTTTGGAACATCTGTGTATCCCTCTCCAAACATTCTAGCGTTCTGCTTAACAATTGAGTTGGAGTAAGAGTAAATGTATTGTTCAAATATTTCAAGCTGTGCCTGTTTTGCAAATAAGTTAAATTCCTCTGGAGTAATGTAACCCCGATTGTCTTTACTTATTATTGACAGAACAGTATTTCTAACATCATTTATCATTGCAAGTATTTTTACAAAGATAAACAAAAAAAGACACTCTAATTAAAAAGTGCCTTTTAGTTTTTAGATTGATTGCTATTAAACAGCCGTAACTACTGTTACAGTAATAGGTAATGCAGGAACTGCATAAACCGTATCTGTCCAAGATGTTTGTAATGCATTAGCAATTGCATTTTGAATAGCATCACGCATATTAAATGCAGTTTGGGCTGCATGCGTTAATGTAACTACCTTACCGCCTTGATACATAATAACAGTGTTTGCCGATGTAGCAGTGTTTGCTGCTGCTGTTCCTGCAAAAACTGCTACTACATTTGTAGCAGAGATTAATTGAATGTTTGTTACACTTGAAAGTGTAACGGGGATACTGATAAATTTTTCCATTGTTTAAAAAGTTTAATGGGTTAGTAAAGTACAAATATACTAATTTTCTGACAACTTATCTTCAAGGTGTTTGTACAACTCTAAACCTTCATCTGATTGAAAGTATGAAGACAGTACGTAAAGTGCATCCTCTCCAAATGGAACGGTAAGCAACTTCTTTTTATTGTCCTTGAAATTAAAGTATATCTCTTTTTTGTTGTTCTTGTAAATCAAATAACCATCAGATAGTGCTCTTGCTGCTATATTCACAATTCTTAATGATGGGTCATTAACAGCCTCCATAAATTCTTGTGGATTACGCTTTGCAAATAACATCACGTCTCTCTTTAATTCAGTAGTCTTCATTGACTCAACATTCGATCCCATTAACAAACGAGCAACAGACTCTAGTACTGATATATCTAAGTCTCTAGCTGCTATCTGTGCGTCAAGTTGATCGTATAACATAGTAATGTCTTCCTGTGCGTCTTTTTCATTGTCAAACTCATAGAATTCAGTTCCATTTCCTGGATGATAATATAAGAATTCCTGTAAGACAGGATTTGTCTTTGGTACATTTAAAACACCGTCCTCAAATACAACTGGCTCTAATATAACGTTTTGATCTTGATCATCCTGAAAAGGAGTCTTTGAATTTCTTGCGTATCTAAGCGGATAGTTCATGTTTGTTTCCTCATCAAAATAAAGTAGCCTCTTTCTTGGGCTGTCTTTTGATGCTATGTAATAACTTAAAGGACTTGTGTCACCCTTTAATAAATAGATTCTGTCCTTAGACTCTAATTTTACTCTTTTAATTGTTTCCATTTTATATAATTTAATTTATTTTAAAAAAATAGAGAGGGACACTGATGTCCCTCTCTTAATTTAATCCTATTACTTGAATATGAAGAAGTTGTTTGCACCTAGTGTACACAAAGCTCTTTCAGACAAGAAGTTAACCTCCATTTTGTCTATATCGCTTGTTGAAGCACCACCTGCTGAACCTGTCATCCAAGTCTTGTAACGTCTGTCTTCAGTTTCAGATGCACGGTAACGCACGTGTAAGAACGGTCGTCTTGCATTTTTACCTAGAACTTGATCGTATACATTCATTGTACCAGCTGGAACTAAAACACCATTAACGTTACCGCCAACAAGACCACCACGAAGTGTAGCATCGTTTAAGTATTTCCAGTCAGTCTTATAAAACTCATAACCTCTCTTGAATCCAGAGAAACCTAAGTTTAACGCCATCTCCTCAGAATTATCAAACAAACCGAAAGAAGTTCCACCAGCTCCGTAAGAATTTTGAGCAGCTAACATATCATCGATGTCGAATGAAAATTGACGATTTAAGAACAATGCATTCTCAGCAATAGCCCCTTGCTTGTCAAGACGTTGTACAATTGCATCAAAATCAGATAATGCAGTTGGATTGCCTCCAGACCATATATTACCACGAGTTTCAATAGCATTGAACATACCCATTGTACCAGCAGCAGTTGTACCAGCAGTAGCCGCACCAGGTGCAAAGGAAGTTGAAGGTGATAAAGTAGATAAAGCAGCAGATGAAGCAGCTGCTGGAACTCCTTCTACCATTGCCATTTCCAAGTAATCCTCAAAACGTAAACGAGTCTCGTGCTCTGACTTGATGTACCATAAGTACCCATTAGCTCCATTTTCAGTAGTTACCTCAACCCATCCAACTTGTGCCATATCAGAACCAGCAACTTCATACTTATCTTTGATAATAATTGGTTTGTTATCAAAGAAGTCATCTTTTGACTCATTGCTTCCTGACATTCCACCAGTACCTTTTGAAAATTCAGAACCGTAAATAAATACAGTAATAGTTGTAGTAGCTGCACTAAATGTAGTAGCACCTACGTTAGCATAATGCTGTACAACAAAACTTGATGTGCCAACAGATGATATTACACCCTTAAATGATTCTGTTGATACTTGTTCTGAAGAAAGGAATACAGTTTGTCCTATTCTAAAATTACAAATAGCAGAACCTGCTAAAGTAATTGTTTGAACACCTGCTGCTGCCACTCCAAACGTACAAGCTGTATATTTTGTATGTAAACGACCTTGTTCTGACCACATAATCTTGTCAGAGTTAGAAGGAAGTTCTGCACCAACCATACGTAAGAATGATGCGATTGATCTATTACCGTAACGCTCAAATTCTTGCTCATATGTATCAGGTAGATACTGACTCAAGAAGTTAAAGTTTGTAATATAATTTGTAGGCAATGTTGCCTTTACTGAGCTAGGAGTAATAAATACCCCTGGGCTCGCTGCTATTGATCCAGCCATAATTTCTAAGTTTTATTGTTTCTAATTACTAATCTATTTCCACGATCCGCATCTACCGATCTTACCTGAAACCCTTGAGTTGGTGTTATGGACGTTGCATTACGAGTCATATCTATATTTTTAGACTCTCTTGCAACACCTTCTACCGCTTCAGACTTGCCTTTTTCATAAAAGAATTTGGCAAACTTCTCTGGGTTAGAGGCAACAGCTATAGAACGATGGAACATCTCAGCGTCTTGTAGGTAGCCATCATCATTTAAAAACTTGTTTATAAAGTTCTTTAATGTAGACTGCTCCTTCAATAGTTCTTGCGATTCAGCTGGCTTATAAACTAACTTCTTGTCTTCGTCTATACTAAACTTGAAACCTTCAAATTTGTCAGAAAACAATTCATTTGTTTTATCAGCAAAATACTTAGATCTACGCTCCTGATCCTGCTCGCTTGCAGTTGTGGTTTCTCTATATTCCTTGTAAGCTTTATAAGCATCTTTTTCTTCTTGTGGAACAAAAGAATCACCTGACTCAAGTGGAACTTTGTACTGTTCTTTTAAGTTGTTAAAATACTCTTTAGCTTTGGCAAGCTCTTTTTTCTTTGCTACTTGTTTTCTTTTTACATCTTTTTCATCATCAAAGTCCTCATCAAAAGAGAACTTGTTTTGAATCTCCCAACGAACATCATCAGAGTCTAGCTCCTTGTTTTGTTCTTTATAAAAATCAAAAAGCAAAGTGTCTTGGTCCATTGAATCATAATCCTTGCTAAGATTCATAAAATCATTTATCCCTCGACCTGTTTCTTTTTTATACTTCAAGAATGCTGAAACATCTTCAGGTAGTTCTTCATTTACCTGTCTTTGTTCCCATATATCATCAAGAGATGATATCTCCTTGTTGTATCTTTTTCCTAAGTAAGATATGATTTTATTTTCATCAATATCTGCCTCAGGAACTTCTGCAATATTCACTTGCTCTTGCGGTTCACTTTTAGGGTTTAATTTCTCTTCGTGTTCCTTGAGCAATTTTTCTTCAATCTCAACTGCTGACTTTTCTTCAAACTCAACAGCTCTTACTTTAAATTCACCTTCCATTTTATTTAATTTAATATTTTACAAAGTTACAATTTATTTTATATGTACTTTTTAATGGTACACAACCTAAATTTATCTAGGATTAAAGGATTCTAAATCAAATCCATCCAACGAATCTTCAGTGCTCTCAAAGTTCATTGGAGGTAAGTTATTTTTTCTTTGGTTAATCAATTCAGACTGTCTAGTGGCTTGAAGATCAACTCTTTTATCCTTAGCCTTCTCTTTATCTTTGTCTCTATTCAACATACCATCAACCTCAATTCCTTTTAGTTGCATGTTATACTGAAATTCTAACTCCATCAAGCTTCTCTTAGCTTCAACCTCAGCCTGCATTGTTTTTATAGCGTAGTTTGCTTCAGCCTCTTTTAATTGCATCTTAGCTTGTGCCTCAATCTGGAATAGCTGTGCCTTCTGTTCAGCCGCCATTTGTTGTGACTGCATGTTCATCTGGCTTTGCATCTGCATCTCTTCTTGTTTCTGCTTCTGCTGTGCTTCCATTCTTTTTCTACGCTTAACCTTAAGCATCTCATTTGCTAGCTTCATGTTATTGATCATTCTAATGTCAATAGCATCTTCTAAGTCAATTGTTTGCTGTTGTAGTGCAATCTGTATGTTCTTCTCTAGGTTTAGTTTTTGTTCTTCGTCTGGAGATATCTCTATAAATATTCCAAAGTCATGTAGATATAATTCTTTTATCTCATCAAGAATACCAACGTTATACTTTCCTATCTGCATAGAGAACTCCTCAACAAAGTCAGAGTACTCAAGTATGTCTCCAATTCTTAATGATATACACGTTGCCAATCTTTTTGTTATAGATAGACCAGCCTCTAGTATGTGTCTTGTTGCGGTATTGGAACTTAATGCTGCCATCTTCTGTATTCCAACTAGTGCATCTGGATTAGGTGTTGACCCATCCCTAGCCTCATTTATTCCAGTAACGTCACGAATCATGCTTAAGTTATGATTGTAGTTACCAATAAGTGCAGCCATTTTAGACTGACCACTATTTGTGTTTAACTCCTGAATAGGGATTCTAGCATTATTGAAATCACCATCCTGCGTATAACTTCTTCCTATTACACTACCAGTTTGGAAGTACATCTTTAATGCATCTTCTGGATTGTATGCTGCACCTGTACCCAAGTCAACTTCATTTATTCCGTCAGCGTCAATAAAGACTCCATCTGGAACAATTCTAGCCATTACCTGTTGTAACTTAAGGTGTGTTAGTTGTATCTGATCTGCAAATGGTATCATTCTCTTAACAAGAGACTCAACATTTCCTTTGTACATTCTAGGTGCGTATGCGATATAATTAGGCATTGCGTTCTGTGAAGCTGACTTTGGTCGGACCATGTTTTTCATCATCTCCCACTTTATAATCTTGTTAGACCCACCAACTAATATACCATCGTACCATACATCCTTAACAGACTCTATCTTCTCGTACATCATCCCTTCCTCAACTGGAGGATTAAATGATGAATCTTTTCTTATTACCTTTTCGCCACCGTTCTCTAATATTTTTTTCTTCCAAACAAACTTCATGTCTGTCTTGTAGTTAACATAAAGTAGTGTTACGACTTCATTTAAAAAAGCATCGTCCTGATACGTTTTTATTATTGGAAAATAATCATACCAAGCAGAACTAGCGTTTCTTATCTCAGTTAATTCTTCATCTGTTAAGTTTGGATTGATCTTTCTTAGTTCAGTATAGTGGACCATCTTTACCTCTCCGAAATAATAACAGTCAGAAAAATCAGGCTTTTCAGTGTAGCTATGTATCCAGTTAGCAGGGTCTACATACTCAACGTTTACGCCATCATTAATCAAAAATGAATGCTTTACTAAGCCAAGACCAATAGTAGTCATGTCGTAGTCAATAAGGCTTCTTGTTTCTGAATACTCGTTCATCTTAAGTATAGTATCTATCGCCATTTCTTCCGCAATTTCAATGCTAGGCTTATACTTAAGTTG